CGACGCGTACGCACTCGACGACACAACGGAGGACTGACCCATGCGCGGCACGCTCACCCACCTCGTCACGATCGAGCACTTCGAAGAGACTGGCGAGACCATCGATGACGGCGCCGGCGGAACGATCCCGATCGAGGAGTGGGTCGCGGTCGTCGACGGCGTCCCTGGGCGGTTCGAGCCGGCCGGGCAGGGGTACGTCCGCGAGGATCAGGGCGGTCGCGTCTACTCCACGCCTCGCGTCTACCTGCCGGCGCGCTCCGCTGGCGAGATGGTCGACATCTCGGCTGACGGCGAGCCCGCGGACTACGAGTACGAGGTTGCCGTCGACGAGGGCGATGACTGGCGACTCACGATCGGCGGGATCGCCGGGACGTTCGCAGTGACTGACGTCGACGTCCACTACGAGGGACCGGAGCGTCCGAGCCACGTCGTCGTCGAGGTCGAGAAGATCGACACGGAGGGCAGCTGATGGACACCGACTTCCAGTGGGTGCGCGGTTCTGACCCGCCCGTGATGCAGGAGACGCTCGGCGAGTTCATCGACGCGCTCGGTAACGAGCTCGAAGACGCGATCGACCGGCTGATGGGCGACGTCCTACAGACGCTGCAGCGCCTCGTCAACGTCGATACTGGGCAACTCCGCGAATCCTACGAGACCGAGGTCCGCGAGGCGATGGAGTCCGCGTTCGGGCTCGTCATCGAGGGGATCGTCGAGTCCGACGTCGAGTACGCGCCGTTCCAAGAGTTCCTCGACACCGGGAAACCACACGTCGCGCCCGCTATCGAGGAGCATCGCGACGCTCTCGAGAAGGAAGGGACGAACGCGTGGAACAACGCCATCAAGGAGGTCACATGACGCGTAACCTCGGCAGCGGTCAGCTCCGGAACGCGATCCTCGCGGATCTGCGGAGCCACCAACCGCTGCTCGACGCGCTCGACACCGCGGCCCTCGACGGCGTCGACGGTCCCGCCGATCCGTCGGCGCAGGTGTACAGCCAGCAGACCATCCAAGACACCGACTTTCCGGTGGGTGTCGCCGTCGGGCTGATGCGCGGCGGTGGCGGCGAGTCTACATCCTCGTCGACGAGCGCGACGTTCCTCGTTCAGGCCACCGTGGTTGCCCGCCTCGGCTGGCGGCAAGCTGTCGATCAAGACCCGGCGCTCGGCCTCTCGGAGTCGTACATGGACGACGTGTTGAGCCTCGTCGGCGCCCGTGCGAACATCGCGTTCGGCGTCCCGTACCTCCAGCCGAACGGCAGCGCTGGCGGCTCCGAGATGATCGAGGCTGACGACGGCGGCCAGTGGTCGCTCCCAGCGCGCTGGAGCGTCACCCGCCGAGTTGTCGGCGACGACGGCCCGCGAGCATAGCCCGCTAACCACCCGATTCGATACAACACTACACACTCATCATGAGCGCAGCACCTGCAGACTACGACCCGACAGAAACGCTCTCCGGCGCATGGACTGACGTCTCGCTAGTCCAGAATCCCGGAGCGACCGAAGAGACCGAGACGTTCCTCACGCGAACGGCCGGCGAGATCTCCATCTCGCCGAACACCAACCAGTGGGAGTCCGAGCCGAACGCCGACCGGCACCGGCAGTCCGGCACCGAGCACGTCGACTACGGCGTCGAGATCCCGCTCGACCATGACGCCGAGATCGACCTCGAAGAGCTGGGCGTCGTCGACGACACTTCCAAGGAGCGCATCTTCAACGAGATCCACGACGCCGTCCGGCTCTACGTGTTCAAAGAGCGCGAGGACGCCGACGGCGAAGAGGTCATCCAGCGCGAGCTGGCACGCGTCCGCATCGAGGAGACCGAAGAGTCGTTCGCGAGCGGTGACCCTGCGAACGCCACCATCACGCTCCGAGTGATGGGTGAGATCAAACACGAGATCTCGACTCAGTGACGATGTCCGGAGCAGCCACGCGCGGTTCGACGGATCATCTCGACCGGTTCGAGAACGCCGAGGAAGCGAAGGGGTTCGTCGACGAGCGCGAGCAGGCACAGCGCGAACGCCGCCAGGAAGCCGTTGAGGTGTACGGCGCCGCGGCCGAACTGTTCGAGCAGCGCGTCCTCGACACCGTCGCCATCGAGCGCCACGGCACCGAGATCGAGTTCTACCGGCCCGTCGACGCTACAGGCGCGGACCTCTCGGCGATCGCGGAGAACCGCCCCGAGCTCGCCGACCGGCTCGAACGCGGCAGCGAGCACATCGCGGCGTTCGAAGAGGCCCAGCGACAGGCTCTCCAGGTCATCGGCGGCGCCGGCGACCGAGGCGTCACCGCTGAGGACCTCGAGCAGCTGCACGGCGACGCCATGGAGGGCACGGAGACGATTCGGAAGGCGCTCTCGTGTTTCGCCGTCGACGACTCATTCCGAAATCCCGGGATCTGGACGACCATCTTCCAGGGCGAGGACACGGTCCGGGAGCTGTTCGAGGATTTTTTCACCGAAGGCGATCGGGAAAAGCTGGAAGAGAGGCGCGCCGTGTTGCAGAACATGCTTGGGGACGGCGCCTCGACGAGCTGAAAATCCTCTGGGACATCGGCCCCCGCGAGTTCTACGCGATGCCCAGTTGGGAACAGGAGTTCTGGCTGGCTCGACTCCAAGATCGCCGTGAGAATCCCGGTCGAACACTCGATGAGCGAGGCCAGCAGCTGCTGAACGGCTGATCCTTGCCCGAGCACCTTAGTACACTCATGCAAACCACCACCTATGGAGACAGAACCCTGCAGCCAGTGCGGCGAACAGATCTCGACAGACGTCCGGACCTGCCCCGAGTGCGACTTCGCCCCGTGGAAGCCGCTGCTCGCGCTGGGCATCCTCGGCCCGTGCTTCGGGCTGTGGACCGGGGTGATCCTGCTCTTCTTGAGCGCACTCTTGCCACTTGCGTTGGTGGCCTGGGGCATCGGCGCGCTCACGCTGCTCGCGCTCCCCGGCGCACTGTTCGCCTACCCGACAGACTGACGCGACGTCGACGCCGGCGACGGAGGTGTCTCGATGGCTGTCGCTGACACTCTCAGAGGTATCATCACCGCGGACGCCTCGGGCATCGAGAAAGCGGTCAGCGACGCCGATCAGCAACTCGGCTCGCTCTCTGATCGTGCGGTAGCGACCGGCGAGCGGATGCAGTCCGCCGGCCGGACGATGACGCTCGGGATCTCGGCGCCGCTCGCAGCCATGGGCGGAATGGCCGTCCGGCAGGCGGCCTCGTTCGACAAGGCGATGGCTGAGAGCATGTCCGTGATGGGCGAAGTCTCTGACGCGATGGAGGAAGACCTCCGTGATACTGCTCGCGAGGTCGCAACCAGTACCGAGCACTCTCACGAGCAGAGTGCCAGAGCGCTCTACTTCCTGTCGTCTGCAGGTCTCGACGCCACCGAGTCGATGGAGGCGCTCCCCGAAGCGGCGGACTTCGCGACCGCCGGGCAGATGAGTCTTGAGGAAGCGACGTCGGTTCTGACGACCACGATGAAGGCCTACGGGCGCGAGGCGTCCGAGACCGGCGAGATCACGGACACGCTCGCCAAAACCGTCGCAAGCTCGAACACGACGATGCAGCAGATGTCGACGGCGATGAGCCAAGTCGGACCCGTGGCCGCCTCACTCGGGATGAGCCTCGACGAGACCGCAGCGGCGATCGGCGCGATCTCCAACGCCGGCGTCCAGGGGGAGCGTGCTGGGACCGCGCTCCGAAACGTGATGTCGCAGCTCTCGGACGAGACGAGCACCGCCTCGACGCAGCTTGCGGAGATGGGTGTCAAGACACGCGACGCGCAGGGCGACATCGTGTCGATGGCCGATCTTCTCAGGAACATGGAGGCGGCCGGCGTCGAGGCCGGCGAGGCCGCACAGATCTTCGGGATGGAAGCAGCGCCGGCGATGGCGGCCCTGATGGAGCAGGGCGGCGGCTCGCTGCAGCAGTTCACTCAGGAAGTCAAGAACGCCGAGGGCGCGACAGAATCGATGGCCGGGACGCAACGAGACACGCTCAACGTCGAGCTCCAGAAGACCCGGTCGCGGCTGAACGACGCGGCGGTGACGATCGGTGCCGACCTGATGCCGATGGTCTCGACGCTCGCCGGCCACGTGGGGACGGCCGCCGACGCGTTCGGCGGCCTCTCCGATCGGCAGCAGAAAGCGGTCATCGCTGCCGGGGCGCTCGGGGTTGTGATCCCGCCGCTCATCTGGGGGCTCGGAACGGCTGTGACGACCGCGTCCGCGCTGTCTGGCGCGTACGCCACTCTCGCCGGTGTGAGTCTGAGCACGCTCGTGCCCTCTCTCGGCGCCGTCTCCACTGCAGGGATCGCGACGCAGGTCGCACTCGGCCCGATCACCGTGCCCATCTGGGCGATCATCGCCGCGATCGGCGCGCTCGTCGGCGCCGCCGCCGGGCTGTGGTACGCGTGGGACAACAACGTCCTCGGGATTCAGGACACGACCGAGG